CCTGCACCATGACGTATTCGTGGCCGTCCGAACCTGTTTCCTTGTTGCCAAGGCGGTACGAAACATCGATCCCAAGGCCATCCCAATAGAACTTGTCGGAATGGTCTTCAAGAGCGGGGCCAAGCTGGTGAGATGTGCGAAATACCATGTTCTTTGCTCCTTAAGCCGTGATCAAGCGCCAGCTAAAGCGCGGATTGGAAAGCACAAGCTCCCCGGCCCACTCAATGCCCTGTGCGATTGCATCCTGGTTGATTGGCTTTGCGCCGTCGCCGGGATGGAACGGAACGAAGTTCTTGCTTGGATGGTAATACATCGTCAGCGCCGTTGTATCGATGCCGTAGATGGTATTTGCGGGCATACGCGTGCCGATACCACCAGCCGCCGTGACAGCAATCGTGCCAGCGCCCGTTGCGATTTCCAGGGCTTCGAAGCCAAGGCGACCAACACGGGCAGACATGATGCGCTGATGAGCGACAAGCGAAGCGGAGATGGCAGAGTAGGAATTGACATCCGCGATGACCAGATCCGCATGGCGGGAACCCTTGGAGCGCTGCATCAGAATGCGCTCAAGGATAGGCCGTGCCGTGGTGGAATCCCAGACAGTACCGATGTCAGGGAAGTCACCACCGGGGACGCTGAAGGTGGATGTGCGCCAGATCGGATGCGCTGCACGGTCAATACCACCATAAGTGCCAGCGTTGGCAATGATGGGGATAGCGCCTGCAAGACCGATCATGGAGCGACCGCCGTTACCCGTACCGTCTGCGTGGACAGCTTCGTCCATTGCATCCATTACGGCCTCTTCGGCAGCATCCAGGTATGTGGACACAAGATCGATGATCTCGCCACGCCCCTGGTTAGCCATCAGCGTGGAACCGTCCAGAGAGAACATGGACACAACGCGCTTCGGCGTGAACACAGCCGAGTTGATCAGTTCCTTCGGCTCGATACGCAGCTTGTCGTAACCAGTGAACCACTGGGCTTCAAGCGTATCGATCATCAGGGGAACACGGATTTCCGCACCGTAGTAGGGACGGACACGCGCATTCTCACGGATGAGGGAAAGAACGGGATGGGAGTTATAAACCAGATCCTCGATTGCCGTCTGTCGCATGACAGCGGAGGTGGTGAGAAGCTGGCGAAGTTCGCGCTCAGTGGTGACCGGAGCCATTCGCTTGTTCCTTTACATGCCGTTAGCTGACATCGCAGCCTTAACGGCATCACGGGTTGATTTGAAGCGCTTTGGCGGTGAGTCCATGCCCCCGTTTGGAGCGCCTTTAACGGATTTGGTGCCGTTGAGGTCAGGTTCAGCACGGCGATGCTGGGACTCAGGGTCTACGTCGGGCGTGGTCTGAGGCGGTTGATAATGTGAAGACGGGTTGATCCGTTCAGCCATGTCATATGCCGCCTCAAGTCGCTCACGAGGACTCAAGGTAGATGGTATTTTACCGCTTTGCAGGAAAAAGGCAATATCTTCTTGCAACTCATAATATCTATCGTGCCCCTCTTCAATAAAGGGCTTGATAACGTTGTCTGCGGTCTGCTGTTCCTGCATCCGCTGGAGCTGCTGCTTAAGCTCCTGGATTTCGGGATTAGCCTGCTGTTGCGGAGCCTGTTGTGGCTGCTGCCTTGGCGCGGCTAGAGGGCTGTACTCATGCGGGGCCTGCTGCATATGCTGCATAAGCTGCTGCGGGGTGACATTGTAAGCCTGCATGATGCTGGCGATGGCACGGGATGGGTGCATGCCCATGTTGTTGATAATGGACTTCAGGCCCTCGGAAGGGTTTTCCCGCAGCTTGTCCTCAATGCCAACGTAGTTATCCAGCGCGGTCTTTAGGTCCGTCCCGCCCTGCTTCGCACGCTCGGCATAGTGCTTGATGCTTTCATATTCCTGCGTAGTCTCTTTGTAGCGGGCAACCTCTGCATCGTGTTCCTGGACGATACGGGAAACTTCCTGCTGCACCACCAGAGGGGCGTTGCGCCACACCTCTTTCGCCTTGGGAAGAAACCGTGCAGGAGCTTCGGGGTAATCGCGCCCCTCAGAACGGCGGTCAGCGCCCTTTGGCTCCTGCACGGCTTTGTCATCGGCAGGGGCCGCGACCTTTTCGGCTGGCTTTGCGGCCTGCTCTTTCGGGGTAATCTTTGTGTCTGGCTTGGCCTCGGCTTTGGCGTCCTTGGCCTCTTTCGAGGAATCATCAGCCTGGATCTTGTCCAACGCCTTTTCAACGTCGCCACGGCTGGTCTTGGTGTCGGGCTTTTCGGGCGTCTGCGGCTTATCTGGAGTAAGCGCCGACAGATCCCGCTCTACGTTGGTAGACTGCTCAATAGGTTCCGTCCCCGGCTCAAGAACGGTTCTTTCGACTACTGCAATTTCTTCTGGCATGGTTTTACCTATCTGAGGTTAGGTGTGATTATGGTCGAACGTATGTGCCCCACGGCATTTCAATAGATCCGCGTGGGTATTCGTATTGTTTTGATTTGTATTCAACGGCGTCAATAAATGCGCGTTTCCCTCTGGGGAACGCCCATACCGCTGCGGCTTCAAGAGCCTCCTTAGCGCCCTCTTTGTAGGCAAACCCCATACCCAATCGTGCCGCCATAATTTGCCCAACTAAAGACTTGATGCCTTCCAATTTATTCATATCCATCACTCCACTTCTCCTCTTGCAATAGCCGCCTGCGCTTGATCTACGATGTCAGCCACTTCAGCCTTTTCCAGCTTCTTACGTGGCTCTGGCTCGGAACGGATCTCCTGATTGCCAAGCTCGATATACTCCTCACCCTGCGGATTTCCGCTTGGCTTGTAGGTGGCACGGAGGGCAGAGAGGGAGTCGTACCACCTGCCATCTGCCTGAGACTGGCACAGTTCGATGGTGTCCCGCTTGAAGTATGGGATGGCCAACGTAGTGGAACGCCCCTGCGACCGCGTCTGGTCAGGGGGCGTTCTGTATACCTGCCTCCCGTTGGGGAGGGTGAACCATTGCTTTTCAGCCATGATCAACCCTGCAACGCCGCGATGATCTCGTTAACCTTCGTGGCAATCTCTGTCGTGGTAGCGGTTGCCGGATCTGCCAGCGGGGTCAGTGCCGCAACAGCAGCATTGCCAGAAACTGCGCCATCGATCTGGCTGGCTACTTCCTTGGCAAGCGGCGGGACCATGCTAAGTTCTACAAGTCGTTTTACGTTGGCCATGTTGGTGGTAACTCCTGGGTTAACTGTTGTTGATGATATAACATGTTTATGGCGCTGTGTAACCCTGCACAATAAGCGGCGGGGCTTTCTCCGTGACGATGCGAATTGGCACGCCTAGACCGTTGGTTGCAACGATGGCCAGTGGCGCACGCTCGGTGACGGCAACGAATGGTGCGCCTCTGTCAGAGATGACGACTGGGAAACCTTGTGGAGGCATTATACAGGTTCCTTCTGTTGGTCTTGCTGCATAGCCGCCCGCTCCTGCATCGTCATCTGACGCTCACCCTGCACTTCGGATACTTCCTGCTGGCGATTAGCGCGTTCTTCTGAAGTAACCTTAAGCGCCGTATCAACTTGGGTCTGTTCAACTGCACGTGCCTCCTGATACTCTGCCAGATCCTGCTTGCGAACGTCCAAACCAATCTTGTTCAGGATCTCTGCCGTCTGTGCCTGCATAAGGTTCTGCTTGGCGTCCATATCTGCCATCTTGGCCTGGAACTCCTGTTCCTGCTTCTGGCTGGCAAGCTGTAGCTTCTGGTTCTCCAGTTGCATCTTCGCAACCTTCTCCTGGGTGTCAACCTCCATCTGCTGCAACTTGGCATGCATGTCGGCCTGATCCTTCATAGCGCGGGCCTTGACGCCTTCCATGGTGGCCTGCGCCTTCATCTGTTCGGCCTCGGCAAGCTTGTTCTGCGCCTCGATAAGCCCATCATTCTCCCCTTCACCCGCAGCCGCAGCGGCAAACTCAGGAGCCTTTTCAATGAAGGCATCAATCAGGGAATCAAGCTCACGATTGGCATGATATGGGGCAAGAACGAACTTCAGCAGCCCACCGGCCAATTGTGCTCCCGCCTCACCCGCCTGTAGCAAGGACTGCACAGACTGGGTAGCATTGGCGAAGGCCGTCAGGAACTCGGCGCGGGATTGCTTTTCCGCAACCTCATCTGTCAGGACAGTGGAATCCGTCTCAATATCAATGACAAGATTGCGGATCTTGTCATCCTTCAGGATCTTCATCACGTCTTCGATAACGACGGACTTGCCCAACTGGTCAAGCTGGGGTTGATACTTCGCAAGGATAGCCTTTTGCGCCTCCTGGAACTGCTGTTCCATCTGCGCGGCTTGTTCCGGGGCCTCTGGTGGCGGTGGAGGCTGATCTTGCAAACCCTCCATCAACGCCGTTAGCTCATCCTCACACGCCTGCTTAAGCTCACGGATAGACTTTTCCACCTCGCGGCGGGAGGGAATATCCATCTGCGCCGTTTCAAGCAACAGATCCTGATCGAAGTTATCGGAGATGATCTCAGCAGAGATATAAGCGATATCCCTTGCCAGTCGCACCATCTCATCGATCTTCTCACGAACGCGGATGCTGCCATACTGAGACTTGAGACGTTGCGCCCCATAGGTTTCCTGCGCTTCCGTCGCACCACGCATAATGTCGGAGATACCGGACAACTCATAGAAGTTGTTGATCATCTCACGGCGGGCTTCCAGCATGCCCTGGATAGCAGCGGTGATCATATCCAGGGGCATCCATGCGATAAAGCCGGACGCAGAACCTGCGGCAAACGCAGCCCCTGGAAGAGGAATGATTGTGGTGGTGTCGTTTGCCTCTAGGGCGGTCTTGATGGCGGACCCTACATCCCCACCAGCGGGCACAAAGCCCTTAAGCTTGGCCTCATACAGCCAATCATAGATCTTGCTGGTGGCTTCATCGATCTGCTCGATAAGGCCCTCATAGCGGCGGTAATCTGGCACGGGAATGAGTGTGCGGCGAACCAATGTCCCATAGGCAGGGCGCGGGCAGGGGAAGAACCCCCGCAGATTCATATACGGTTCGCTCTCCTCCAGAATCTTGGCAACGCCTTCAGAGACCCAGTAAACTTTGTTATCGACGCGGCTCCAAACTTCCCAAACGGAAGCTTTCGCAGACAGATCAGCACCACCAGAATCCCGATCTTCACGACGAATGGCATAATTGGCCTCCTCCCAGCCCTCATTGCCGGGGAACCGCTTCTTCATCTCGGTGCGGGTCATCCATGCACGACGGGCAACCCACCCAACCTCGGACCACTTGCGGGCAGGCTCATGCAGGAAGTCCATACGGTCCAGATGCTCGACACAGACACGCTTGCCACCGCCCTTGCCGTCGCTCTCATACGTGACCCATGCAACACCGCGATTGGTGGTTGCCAGATCGTCACGAATACTCAGCATAGCCTGATCTATGTCGGAACGGTCGAACTCGCTGTAAACGTTGCGCTCGATAAGCTCGGCCACCGTCTTGTCAATGAGGCGGCCATCCTTGAATCGGGGAGTGGCTACAGGCTTGGGAGGGCGAGCATAGATGGCAGGCTTAAGGATCTCCATGGACGCCCAGAAGATATCGTACTCCTGGTCCGTGTAGCCCATAGCGGAGGAGGTGGCATCAAGATTACCCTTGGAAGACAGGGCATTATCCACACGCCTGCAATAGTCGTTATACGCATGGAACGCCCGCTCTGAGTCCTCGATAGCTTCCAGGATATTGGCGGCGCTCTTTGGCTCATCCGTAACCGTCAGCGTGTCTGCAAGTTCTGTGTCGCGGATGTCCATGTGGTGCCCTGTGGTGTGCGTGTTGGGCTAATCTATATCAGGGCGCGAGGAAATGAAAGGGCTTCTCTAATGCTGTCAGTTTAGAGACGCCAAATAACAATAAGTCAAAGCCGCCTTGAAGAAGCAAGAGGACCTGTTGCCCCTATTTATCACATTGCCATGGGCGTCTTTAAGTTCCCATTCGTTTTCCTCATCCGATTTTCTGATGTAAACGACCTTGTCAGCCATCTTTGGCCACCGGGGGTCTAACGATTGATGTTCATCTGCCAAGGGGTGTAACTCCTCTTCCTTCTAGGTACTGAAATCCCGCCGGGATGATGGCCCCGGCGGGTGTTTCGGCTGGCATCGTGCGGGCTTGCGCCGTTACCCCAACCCACCGAAATCTGGGGTGTGTGTTATGGTCAAGGCATAGATATCCTGGGGCGTCTACGCTTCAAAGCCTCAATCATGAAATGCGCTTCAGGATGATAACTTTTACGCTCGTCGTGGAGCAAAAAACCATACCTGATACAATCAGTCATGTTGTCCCATGAGCCGATAGAAAACAGTGCCGAACTATTATCTGAAAACCTGTAAGAACCAGTGAACCCCATTACATCTTGATGGGTATGCGTCCAATACCCCCTAGCCGGGTAGAACTTAATTCGTGATGGGTCAATCTCATGGCCCACTAGCTCCGACAATCGCGGAGCTAGTTTTATTGCGAGCTTTTCTTTTGTGTTCACGCCGCCTTCTCCCAGTGGGTATCAAGCTGGAAAACCGCGTTAATCTGAGCCAGTGTTGCGCCGATGCGGAAGTTGTTAATTTCGCGGGCGTCGTATCCGTTGCGGATGAGGCGCTGGATGTGCGCAACCTTCGTTTCTGTGAGAGTTGCGATGCGGCGGTTCATTTCGCTGTTGGTCATGTCCGTGTTTCCCTCTGTGTCCGTTTCGATGATTTGTTATCGCATAAGCTAACAAACAGGTCAACACCTAAATCACAGAAAACGAACAAAAAGAAAGGGCCACCCGAAGATGGCCCTAAACGACTGTGTACGATTCGAACGTACGTGCCCTTTCAGGCATACCTGGTAGTCAGGTTGGATTCATCCTCTCTCCCAACAGCCGCTAACTCTCTTATATCAAACCTTCGGCTCTCTGTCACTCTCTTTCCGAAGCTTCTTCCGCATCACGCTTGGCGTCCTCCACCTCTTTCTCACGCTTCTTGGAGAACTCGCGGCGGTTCTTGTCAGTCGGGTTCACGTTCTCCGGGAACTCGTTGTCGTATGGGTACTCTTTCTTATCGGTGGCCATGGTGCGCTCCTGTGGCTGTAACAACTATGGGCTATCCAGAACTAACGCCGACGTCTCCCTTGTTGTTCCAAAGGCGGCGCGACAACGTAGCCTGCCTCAGTCATGTTTACAGCATCCGACCTATCAGGGATCTTCAAGGCCGTAGCCGTAGTGCGCCACGTAAGCGCAAGATAACGGAATGCGTCAGCCAAGTGGGATGACCAGTCGTGTACCTCAGAAGCCTTAAAAGCCTTCTTGTCATCATCCCATTCGCGCCGGTACTGCTCCAAGGCTGGCAACCCTTGCGCCTCGCACCTGGAGTGGAACACACAGAAAGGCATGGTGCGACGTACAGCGTTTACACCGTCAAGCTTAGTAGCCATCGGCACAAGCTCAGGCTTAAGCCCTAGCTCCATCATAGTTTCAACGCGGGTCTTGCCAGAACCCCACTCCTTCACCTTGGCATCGTGCGGCACGTAATCGATACCGCTCTCCCAGCCGTATTCCTCTGTCTTCTTGTGTACGATCTCCGCATAGTGATCCACGCCGACGCCCGACTGGCTGTAGCAATCAAGGATGAATAGCTGGGTGCCGACAACCTGAAACCACCAAATGCTGGTATCGTCCTTCACGCCGATATCCCACGCTCGATGCACAGGCCATCCTTCGACAGCCTCTAGCGTCTCATCAATGCGGCCTTCGCTGCGAACCTTTGACATCTCACGGGCATAGAACGCACCCATGATGGCGGCGTTGAATGAGCATAGGTACTCTTGCTCGAATTGAGCGGTTCCCATGTCTTCGCCGTACAACGCAATGTACTCTTTCAAGGACTCGTCTAGCTGCTCCTGAGACAATGCGCCTGTAGTGTGAATGTTGGACACCTCCGCGAACCACTTGGGGTTCTTCACGGCCATATCATACAGATCTTTGGCATGGTTGCGCCCGCGTGGCGTGGTGATAAACGCCGCCCATCCGTTATTCTCTTCGATCATAGGCCGGATGTAGCCCCACGCAGAAGGGTTCGCCAATGCAAACTCAGAGAAGGTAACGCCAGCGACACCAGCGCCAACAAGGCTGTTATATCGATCACTGGCCACAACCTGCCACGTTGCCCCATTCTTGAACCGGATAAACATCTCATCATCTAGCGTGTTCTCCCGTAGTTCCATGGGGAACGCTTCGTCAATGCGGCGCTTGCCAGTGTGCGGGTTTACCGCGCTCCAGATAGCCTTACGTGCTTGCGTCTGTAGGGGGAGCATATGCCAGTATGATGCTGGTCTCTCATGTAACGCGATGGCTGTACGGTGCAGGATCAAGTCATCCTTGCCCCACCGTCTATGAGCGATCTCGACGGCCCGTTTCCCGCCCTTCTCAAGATAGCTCCAAAGCGGCATTTGGTATGGTCTTGGCTTCCACCCGCTATGGGGCAGGATTATTTTAGACATGAATTGCGCGGCCTTCTGTTGTTAGCTTGGTGCTTACGTGTAGCCCACACGCAATTATCAGGAGAATAGTCGGCGTCGTTATCAACGCGCTCGATAGTCATTCCTGGCGGGCGCTTTCCCATGTCGTGCACAAAGGACAGGTAGCTATCGCGCCACCTGTCACACACCGCGATGCCTCTGCCCCCATAATATGGGTAATTTGAACGCTTTGGATTGTAACACCGCTGAAGCATGAGAGTATAGCTCTGGCCTGTGTAGGCGTCCCACTCCCCATGCTTGACGTTGCCGCCGGAGAACGCCTGCTTATGGCTCTCCATCTTGGCTAGGGCGCTCTCGCGCCTGTAGCACCCACAAGACCTTGTTTTACCTGACGACACGTTGCAGCAATACGCCACAACCTCAGCGCCACATACGCACCGATACCGTGCTTTAGCTGGCCTTGTCTTGGGTATTTTCTCTAGGAGTGTAAGTCTTGTTTCCATGTATGTAATATGGCAGACTTTTACAGGAAGGTAAACCCCGCCTTGCGACGTGCCAGAAGCTCAGCGGCGGCGGCGGCGGGGGTTATGGGCATGGTTTATTCGGCTCTTAGCTATCTGGAAGTATTCAGTATCACGTTCAATACCTATGAATTCCCTCCCATTCTCCAAGGCCATCTTCCCTGTCGTCCCAGACCCCATAAACGGATCAAAAACAGTATCACCTTCGTTTGACCAGCTTAATATGTGATCTCGTGCTAGGGCCTCTGGGAATGGCGCAGGATGGTTATGATCCTTTTTCCCATTCGCTGTCATAATTTCCCATACATTGAAACGTAGCCCATACTCAGCTACTGTCTTACCTACGCCATGAAGAGAAACGCGCGAACCTTCTTCGTTTGTTTTGTTGCCACTCAATTTACGGCCAAAGCCAACATTCTTCTTGTCACGGATACCCGAAAAAACCTTCGGTTTCCCCTTTGACCAGACGAACATATATTCGTGTGATTGCTCGTATCTATTAGACGGCTTCGGGAAGACATTTGGCTTGTTCCAGATCATCGTGTCGTGCAATCTAAAGCCGCATTCCATCGCGTGTAGCGTCTGTCGAAAGCTTGTTCCGGTCTCGCTACCATTAACTGTGGCATCTCCAACGACCCACACAACAACGCCTCCGGACTTTGTGACGCGGTACAACTCTCGGATGGTTGCTTGCCACTTCTGAGTGTCCCAATCGTTCAGCCTTCCGTTGTATGTGCGTAGGTTATCGTATGGCGGAGATGTAACCGTTAAGTCTATAATATTGTCATCCATGCATACCATTGCATCGACACAATCACAGTTATAGAGATTCATATCATGCATCCTTGATGGCACGCTCTACCCTCTGGCGCTCGACAGTGCTAAGGGAGTCCAAGAATCTCTTGGCTTCCTTCTTCGCGCCGGACTCTGCTCGGAATGGGCGACCGTATGGCATCTGGTAGATTGGCTTGATGAAGCCATCAATCTCGATGGCGGCTACAAAGAAATCGTCTGCGTATGGTGCGGATGAAGGGTTCATTTCTATGCTCCTGGAAAAAGGATTAAGCTGCACGCTCTGCGTCAAGCTCGGTGCGGCCTGTGTAGTAGATGCGGGTGCCATCAGACATTACGATTTCGTCCTTGGTGGCCTTGGTGCAAACAGCTTCTTCGTCAGCACCAACCGCAAGAGCGATCAGGTGGCCGTAGTGGCCGACGTTGTTGATGAGGTTGGACTTGGACTTACGAGCAGTGTAGGCGACCGTGAAGAATTTGCCGTTCTTGGTGGCTGCAATTTCGTATTTGGTGATCATCTGCTTGTTTCTCCGTTTCGATGATTGTTTATCGCACGGACTAACAACAACGTCAACAGGGAAAATCAAACTTTCTAAGAAACACCCGCCGCAATCGACGCCAGATCATCGTCGTCACTCAGCCGTGAATTTCTGAATGACCACCTGGAGTGGTGACGATGGGTCGCCTGATAGCTCCAGCTTATCGCCGTACTTCTTCGGACGCAGCTTGCCAGCCATCCACTTGCGGGCATCCATGCGTAGCCTGGAACGCTGGATGTTCTCGCCCATCAGTTTGTAGGCAAGTCCGCCCTCATCATCCACGCTAGACATGTAATCGTTTGAGGCATCATCAACAATATCAAGCACCTCATCGAACAAAACGTCTGCCTGAGCATCACGCGCGTATGCGTATTGGTCGCTGAACTCCTTGTGCCGAGCAAGCCACCTGAACACTGTAGCCCTATTAGGCATGTCTTCACTTGCGCAAATCATGCGTAGGCTCTTGCCGTTCGCCAGAAGCTCACAGATCTGATCCGCTGTCTCTTGATTGTAATCAGATGGACGGGCCATCACTTTGCATCCTCAAAAACACGGCCCATGCAGTATTCAAAGAAATAGGATTCTCCCTGCGCTGCAAAGTGCTTCTTGGCTTCCCTCATGTTGTCTCGCAACTGAGTTAGCTTGCACCCGCCATCTGCAATGATGGCATTAAGACGGTTTATAACTGTCTGGTAGTTTGACTTTTGACGCTTAGAGCCTGTTGCCTTGTAGCCTCCGTCACCGCCATCGCTATGGTTTAGCAGCTTGCCGAAAGATCTGTAGTGGCCAACCCAAACCTTCTCTGCGCCCCTCCAGTCGTCTGTAAGTTCGATAATCTTCATCTTGGGTCGAAGACCAGATGCCGCCAATTTGGCACACCATTTGTCCTTGGCCGTGAACCCTCTAAACTCTTTGCAGTGGGATCTGTACCGATTTACAGGTGACACGGTTTTACCCACATACATCACTACATCTGTCTCAGGACAATTGAGCGTGTAAATGTAAGAAAAGCCATTCGGGGCTTTGCCAAGCTCAATCACCTCTGCGCAATACTCTGGTTTGTAGAGGGATGGCCTACCTGCTGGCATTACAATTTAACTCCTAGATTCCAAAATCATCTCTGCCAAACTTAGTCAGCCCCCATGCCCAAAGAGCAACAATCACCAATAGCGACAGGACCCACCCGAGTGCTGCGACATTCTCTGGCAAAACAACAGCCAATAGCATCCAGAAAGCAGCGGCAAACATCTGGGCAATTACTAAATTCATATCTTTCAGTCCTTCCGTGTATGCAGCACCCCAGACCACAATACTGCTCCCTTTAATGATTCAATCTGACTTAACCTGCTATCCCTTCGGTAAGACAAATAAATAGATATGAACTTTTTAAACATATTCCTTTTCCTTCGTCTTTATTTCTCAGGAAGTCTAAGCGTAATTTTGAGCATCCTAGCCTTGAACTGCCACCGGCCCCATAAGGGCTTCCCGATTGGTTAATAAATGCGGCTCGAAATTCGATTGCGTGAGAATGAAAGATTGGGTGGCACGCTAGCATCAAACTTCTATGCAAGGCTACAATCCGCTTCACCTTCGAAAGGTCCCACCCTGTTCAGTAAATTCTGGGTCACACCCGCCCCGTCAACACAAACACCAACAGCACCACCAGGAGAACGCCAACGGCACCAGATGGCCCCCACCCGTAGCTGTGGAAGCCTGCTGACGGCATGAGGCCTAGGACCAAGATAACCAGGATGACTAGCAGGATTGTTGACATGGACCCTCGCAAAATAAAATGCCCTGTGTGCACCCAAGGACTTCATGGAGACAGAACATCAAGTGCCTGCAAGAGCCATGCGCTCCCCGATATTTCAACCGGATGATGGCAAGATAGCCTTAGACACGATGATAGTCAATCACCGAATCTTATGCGCCCTCTTCTCCGACCCCGTCCCCGCCCCCGGCGGATTGCACTTGACCACATGATAAGCACAATACGGCTTCATCTCATGACGGGTGTGGGCACAGAACATATGCGGCCCCGTGTCCGTCAGTGGGTACTTGCAGCCTGTGTTTGAAACCATGTCTGCTGCAAATGGCAATCGCTTAAGCTCATAGCTGTCCAGATCAGGATTCCGATAGACAATCTTCGGTGCAGCAGGATCACGGGTCGGCCTGCTCCATGCCGTGGAGATGGTCTTGCTCTTGCGTGCGGTCTTGTTGGCTTTTGATTTTGCGCTAACACGCTCCCCACCTCGTGGGCGAGGGTTAAACTTTCCCGGATGCTTCGTGACCAGTCCACGGATGGTTGACGCCTTGGCTCCGAACTCCTTGCCGATGTCCGCAGAAGACCTGTGGGGGCATTCGTTCCAGATTTTGGCGATATCATCCACCGGCAGGTTCAAGGCCGTCTCCATTAGCGGCTTACGGGCCGGGAACCTGTCCCTGGCACGATTGGCCAGAGAGATGACCATATTTTTGGTGAACGATGGGCCTAATGCCTCTGCGACCTGCTTTGCCGTTTTATTCTGGCCCCAAAGCTTTGCCGCAGTGTCTACGGCTTCTTCCGTCCACAGGCTTCCTCTTGGTGCGCTCATTTCGTGTCCTCCAATGCGGCGTCTATTGCTACCGGCCATGCTTCGTCCCAGTCGATATGCTCATAGGCTGCATGACATACACCCATGTCATTCTCTGCCTTCTCCACAGCCTTGCGCATCCCCTCCGTAGGCTCCCGCATCGCTGCAATAGCTGCGCGTGCTTCATCCGTGAACGCCTCCCATGATTCGTCATCGTTACTCCAACCATACGCTTTGGTAATCGCCCTAGCCACCCGTTCCACCATCCCTGCCTCAGCACCCATCACCACCCACTCCCCGAATAGATCTCCGCCATCCGCAGGCAGAACCCCGGCAGGGTGCCGTCAGCACGATACGCGTTCCCGATGGCCGTGGCTGCGATGTAGGAGGCATCGACCATCTGCGGCATGTCCAGTCCGGTTTCTGCCACTGCCTGACCACCGATAGCCGTGATGATCTCCTTTGGCGGCATCCTCATAGCGCAGAACTGTTCCGCCACGATGATGTTGACCAGTGCTTTTGTGGGGCTGGGTGGGGGTTTCTGGGCCAGTGCTGGGGTTGCAATGGCCATTGCCAGTGCGAGTGCGGTTGTGAGTTTAAGCATTGTCCTTCTCCCGTTCTGCCAGCATGGCGTCTGCCAGCTTGAATGCCATTATGGATGCCGCTGTGAATCCCTCAAGGATTTCTTCCTTGCTAACGATGTCAGCAGAAATCATTTCTGACAGGTGCCCAGATATCCCACTCAATGCCTGACCAGCGAACCAGTCGCGCAGGGACATGCCGTCCTGTTCGTAGTGTCCTCCGTGACCATACTCCGCTGCGGCTCTTGGAAACGCAGCTCCACCATCATTCCTAGCCATCTCGGCCTCCTTCGTTTTGAACTGACCCGACATTGGCCCGTTGCGTTGAGGAAGTCAAGCAGAAATTATCGTGAGTGCTAACATTTATAGATTTCCGCCCTGTTTCCAGCTTTGGAAACGATCTAACCTATTGCTTCCATTACAGAATAATGAGTTAATCGCATAGATTTCCGATTTCCGCTCCCATACTATATGGGGTGGGTAAAAAGAGAACCCCTACCAATCCCCCTCTAAGGGAAAATAAGCATTATATTACAGTCTCTTATAAGAGAAATATAAAGAAGAAGATTAACTAATTTTCTTAAAAGAGATATGGAATTCCTCTTATAGGGAAACGGAAATCGGAAACCGTAAGGCCAAATTCCAAATAGTCCATAAAAATCAAAAACTTAATCGATTTCCAAACATGGAAATCCAGCGGAAATCGTTAAACGGCATCCGAAGGCCGTTGACCACGGAAACGGATAGGAGTAGCTTGAGGGAGAAATAAATCGGGCGCTCAAACACCTTTGCCGAGGTGGAACGCCCTGACCTCAGATCATGATAAGGATGACCCGATGGCTGTGTTTTACGTTAGTTTAATTCCCAATATATTGCAAACAAACAACCACAAAGGCGCAAACTAATGGAGCGCATAAAGCTGATGCGCGACTTCAACGCGAACGATATTCGTGTTGTCTTGCTGCGCCCTGTGGACCCTGAATGGGAATCGAAAATCAACGGAAAGCTGCCATACAAAAAAGGCTGGCAGAACGAAGAAATCCACGATGAGGAGGAAATGGACACGATGGCCATGATCTCCGAAAGTATCGGATGCGGCTATGGTGTGCTGTGCAATAACCTGCTTGTGATCGACGTTGACCCCCCGAGAGGCGGCGTTGATTCCTTCCAGAAGCTGTACGAAGACTGCCCCGAGATCGCCAGTGCTGGCCTTATCGTTGAAACCGGTAGTGGCGGCGGATCGAAGCATTACTATTTCAAGCTGTCGCCTGATATCCGCGTTTCGATGATCCACAAGGACTACCCAGGCATTGATTTTAAACATACCGGCTTTGTGGTTGGCCCTGGATCTATGCACCGGAAGGGTACCGTTTACACGGTTCTGTCAGGATCTGTCGAGGAGATAGATGAAGCTCCCGCCTCCCTTGTGGCGAAGCTGAAGCCACGGGAATACGAAAAGGTAGAGCATGACGGAGAGCGAATTTCCGTTACGAATGAAGTCTTGCGGGATGCGCTGAAGCACGTCCATTGCTATGACGAATATTCCGAATGGATTGCCATCGGAATGGCCATTCACCATGCCACATCTGGCGATGGTTTGAGCATATGGGACGAATGGTCCCAACAGTCTGCCAACTACAAGGAACACGACATCCATTACAAATGGGGAGGCTTCCGGGATACAGGAGAGCGACCTATTACCGTTGCCACCATCTTCAAGCTGGCGTCCGACAACGGTTGGTCATATCAAGACATGGATATGATGGATATCGAGGTTCCAGAGCTTTGGTATTCGTGGGCCGACAACTCCAAGACCATCACGGAACAATGGGAGTCCTCCGTTGTGGAGGAGGAATCCAGCGAAGAGGGCGATGGGGAGGATGGCGAACAGGAGGAAGAGGAAGACGCTATTGACCATGAGTTTGCCAAGGTTGAAAGCTGCCCCGTCAACCTGACTGATATCGATCTTCTGTCACCTCCAGGCTTTACAGGCAAGCTTGCCAAATGGATCGATAGCCAGTGCCTGAACCCGCGCAAGTATCTTGCGGCAATGGGTGCCGTTTACGCTGTGTCTGCCATTGCTGGCCTGCGGTACGTCGGAGCCAACGCCCGCAAGAGCCGCACCAATATGTTCGTGCTGGGTGTTGCCGATAGCGCCACAGGCAAGGATGCCGTGCTTAATGCAGTGCGCAGGCTTGTCTTTGAGGCAGGCATGGGCGCGTCCGTCTATGGCCAGATAAAGTCAGATCGAGAGGTGACGGTAAACCTGATAGAACATCAGGCCGCGAACTACATGGTTGACGAGATTGGCGAACGTCTGGCGAAGGTGCTTAACTCCCGCAACAATGGGGCAACCCATCTTGACGGCGTTATTGCCACCTTCATGGAAGTTTATTCTAAGTCAGGTAGCGCCCATATTGTCGGCGGGGACACCCAGCGCGAAATCAAAAAAGACATCATGGCGCGGATCTCGGCATATCAGAAACGGATAGACGAAAACGAAGACAAGGACGGCTCATTGCGCAAGGCCGTCGATGATCTGACATCCCGGCTGGACAATGATGGGAAGATCGATAAGCCATTCCTGTCACTGTTGGGCTTTACCACTCCGGAACAGCTACGGGAGATAATGACGGTTCAAAACGTCAAGACAGGTTTTCTTGGCCGTGCCATGCTGTGTCTGGAGACTGAGGAGTTTCCTATCGAGCGCGAGAACCATGAGGTTCCGGATATCCCCATCGGCATGAGAATGCAGCTATCCCAGATGGCGTGGGGCGGATCTACATGGCAGAAGGGTGATCGCGTCGAGGTAAGGGGCGATAGCATTCCTGTAGGCTATACGGCAGAAGCTGACGAACTGCTGAAAGGCTTTGCCAAATGGCAGCGCAACTATGCCAGACACCAGCGCGAGACTGAGGGTTCTCCATTCGGCCCGCTTTACAAGCGCATGACGGAGAAGGCCACGAAGATCTCCCTGGTGCTGGGTATTCCAGACGGGACGGTGACGGCGGAACACGTTCAATGGGCCGCTGCTGCCGCGTGGATGGATGCGCAATCCAAGATCGAGATGGTTTCTCTGTGGGACAAGAACTTTGCCAAGAAAGCCAATCTGAAGGAAACGCTGTTTAAGGAGATCAAGAACAAGCCAGGGTGCACCATTGGTAAGCTGTGTTCGTCGCGATGCCTACGGGATATGGACCGTGACGCTGTGATTGAAGCCAAGGGCAAGCTTATCAAGGAAGGGCTTATCAGGGAGGTGAAGGACAAGAACAAAAGAACAAACGCAGTCATCCTTCGATACCACCCGAAATGAAAGAGGCCCCGTGAGGGGCCTTTATTTGTTGGGAGGCATGGGGATATCGATCCAATGAGTGGGAGCATCTTTATGACCAAGGCGAAATGGCGCTCCTGCGCAGCCTCCGCGACATATAACGCCTTTGTGCCCGTTGAAATCGCTGTGCCTGTAGGCTTTTTCGACTCTCTCCCAGTGCCAATTATCGGCCCACGCAAGGATATCTTTGTCTAATGGCGCTGTCTCAATAGGTTTCCACTCCATCACTCCCCCTCCCCCAATTTCTCCCGTAGCGCGGCAACCTCCCGCTCCAGGATCTCTTCTTCCACTGGATTTTCCTGGAAATAGCGTGTCAGCTTCTCCAACGTCCCATATGAAGGCGCTTTCTTGTGGCCCTTCTTGATGCGGGAGATGGTGACGAAATGCACGCCGGAACCCCGCGCAACCTCGTTACCGGAGCGGCGGTGCAGTGCTTTTACGATGTCTTCTACTGTCATGAGCATGTTAGGTTACCTTACTGTGTCTGAGTGGTGTTGTTGATTCTTGCAATTATTCTTCCGTCTCTCAAACATGCGCCAGAAGAAGTCAGGTCCACTGACGTTATCCCCTCGTCTTGGACCACATTCGCACACCTCTCCCGCTCGGCAAGGATGGAGTTGATTACGGTTTCTGCAACGACGGAACAAAAGACTGTGGTCTCAGGGCCATGGAGAAGATCGCTCTCAAGGCTCGGCATAGGGATGTGTTCGTTGATGCTGTTCCGCATGGCACAAAGCGCATCGAAAGCATCACGTAGGTTCTGCTGCAAGGCCACATGCCGCGACCGCTCTGCAAGGATGGCGCGGGCGATGACTGGGACCAGATCCGGGTCAACGTACTCATCAACACAGGCCCACGCCGCCTCCATCACATCATCCGGTATCTCGTCCATCACATTTTCCTCTGCGCTATGCATTTATGCCTTGACTATAAACTATCAATCAGGCAAGTTCAAGCGGTAGAAGCAAAAAGGAGAGCGAGATGTCGCTACTTGATGAAGCCTCTTTCGAAGAGAGAGGCCCACTGGTCTGCACCATTGTAGGTGAGCCAGGAACCGGCAAGACAAGTCTGGCCGCAACATTCCCAAAACCATTCATGATCAGGACACAGGGCGAACGGGTGCCGGATGATTCGCCCGCTAAGCCAAAGTCTCTGCCTGGGGTTACAGACACGAGCGACAAACTGTTTGGCCAGCTCAAGGCGTTGATCCATGACGCCCACGATTACCAGAGCCTGATTATCGATTCCGTGACTGGTTTGGAATCCATGTTCATTGCAGAGGTTCTGGCATCAGACCCGAAGGCTAAGGGAATTAGTCAGGCCCTTGGGGGTTATGGGGCTGGCCGGGATGCGGTAGCGGCAGGACACATGCGTGTCAGGAAGGCTGTCGAAATAATCCGTAGGGAGCGTGGCATGAACACGGTGTTCCTCGCCCATGCCGACATCCAGGACATCGATCTGCCGGACATGGACCCGTTCAGCAAATACAGCCTGCGTCTCCATAAGAAGTCCATGAAGTCATACGTCGATGACGTGGATCTGGTGGGCTTCCTGAAGCAGGCAACCATCCTCACTGGCGAAGGTGAGAACAAGAAGGCCCGCACCACGGGGGATATTGTGCTGGTAACGTATCTAACCCCCAGCAGCGTTGCCAAGAACCGTCTCGGTATCCGTGAGGATATCGAGGTGAAGCATGGGGAAAACCCGTTGGCGGGGTATGTTGCTGGTGGTGTGGTGAAGAAGAAGGAAACCAAGGAATGAGCCATACGAAGGGTACATGGATTGCGTCCCCATACTCATCGAGAGTTGGCGCACCAGTTGTAGCGTCCCCATCAGGGAGACCTGTCGCAAACGTCACATATTTCGCATTGGGTGAAGGCTTTGAAAATCATCAACGGGAAAGCGAAGCCAACGCCCGCCTAATAGCCGCCGCCCCGGAACTTCTGGATGCGTTGGTTTATGCGAGACGGTTTATGAAGCCGGAAGACTTCGACATTGAGTACATCGACAACGCCATCAAAAAAGCAAAAGGAGAATAAGCATGTCCGATTTCTGGAATACATCCACAGGCGAAAGCGCCGTCACTGAAGCCGCCGCAGGCTCGTTTGATGCGGGTACTGGCAACGATTTCGAACCCATCCCCGCTGGCACCAAGGTTCTTGCCATGCCGGAAGCTGCGAAGTGGCGAACCGTGCGTGATAGCGTGGAGGACTACGTAGAGGTAACGTGGGTCATCCTGAAGCCCGAAGCCTACCAGAACCGCAAGATCTTCCACAAGCTGTGGGTGAAGGATCTGGACCCGAATGCAAAGGACGCAGACAAGGCCAAGGCGAAGAAAGACAAGCACCTGAAGATGCTGGCGGCTATCGATGCCAACGCAGGCGGTAAGCTATCCAAGTTGAATGGCGCACCAACTGACGATCACCTGTCACTGGCGCTCCTGAATAAGCCGATGGTGATTGGCTTGGGTACGTGGGACGACGCCGAAACCAAGAAGCCCAAGGGTAACTGGGTTATGTCTGTGGCTCCGAAGGGTCCGGTTCCGGAGGTGGATAAGGCTGCTGTTAAGGCGTCGAAGTCTACGGCACAAACTATTGAGGACGACCTACCTTTTAACTAAGGGCTGCGAGACATGAGAGCCTGAAAAGGTTCTCGCAGTCCACTAACTGGGGGGAGGGACATGCTCTCCTCCACTACCCAAACGAAGAAGGAGAAAGCCAATGGTTAAGATCGAAGAAGGCAAGTTCTATAAGACGCGGGATGGGCGGAAGGTGGGGCCCATGGAGGAAAATCCTGATTTTAATCGTGAAGCAGGGATGAGAGGAGAAACCTATCCGTACTACGAACGCAAAAGTGGGAATTCTTATACTGAAGACGGAATTAGTGCCTACGATGTCACTGAAGATTGTGAGGATAATATCATTTCCGAATGGCAGGAAGGCCCCATCCGCGAGGTTTGCAGGCGGGATATTGTGCCCGGGCAGTGGGGTATTGTGACCGTAGACAACAGGAACACAAAAACGATAACTCTGAAGATAGAGTGGGGTTCGTTTAATTCGGAAGAAATCCGCGAAGCCGCCCACCTCTTCAGTCAGTTGGCGGAAGTTTTGGAGGAGCAGGACTGATGTGTGAATTCAAAGCATTACCCGAAACCTTAAGCGATGATCGCGACTGGTTCGCAATCATGAATTTCGCTGCATACAGATCAGAAATAGCAAAGACAGACACCCAGCGGCAGTTTTGGCTTAGTGTCTTTGACAGACTTAACGAACGGTTTGGAGGTAATGGCAATGCAGCAGGGCAGCAATGAATGGCACGAAGCCCGCAAGGGCCGCGTGACCGCTTCCACCTGTGGAGCAATCCTGGGCCTATCCCCCTATCAAACCCGCGCCGACGTTCTCCGCGCTATGGTCCGCGCCAGTCTCGGTGCGGAACCTGAGTTCACAGGCAACGTGGCCACCCAGCACGGCTCTTTCCACGAGGAAGGGGCGCGCATTGAGTTTGAGATGGAAACCGGCCTCACTGTGGAGAAGTGCGGCTTCTTCGAGTGGGAGGATTGGCTGGGGGCGTCTCCGGATGGGTTGATAAAGGATCATGCTATATGGGAATGCAAATCGCCCTATGGCATCAGAAATGATAAAGAGCCTAAGTTCAAATCCGTTTGGGATCAGCCTCACTACGTGTCTCAAATTCAAATACAACTCCTTTGCACAGGGAGAAAGTATTGCGAATTTTATCAGTGGACACCGCATGGATCGAAAACGGAGATCGTAAACCGCGACAACTCATGGCTAAACGCCAACCTCCCCATCCTACGCCAGTTCCACGCTGAGTACCTGGACGCTCTAAAGGAACCGGAGGAATACCTTGCCCCTCGCAGACAGGAGATTGACACCCCCGCCGCTCACAAGGCCATTGCCGAGTGGGACGAACTGAAGGAACAGATTGAGCTTCTAGAGGAGCGCAAGAAGGATCTGCTGGCGGAACTGGTGGCCCTTGCTGGCGGACGGGATGCTGTCATAGCAGGCCGGAAGCTGACCAAGGTGGAGAAAGCCGGGGCGGTGTCCTATGCCAAGGTGGTCAAAGAAAAGCTGCCGGATCTGGACTTGAAGCCGTGGACCGGGAAGCCAACGGAATATTGGAAGGTGACTTGAGATGCCAGAAACATATAAGGATATGACAGACGAAGAAGCGTATGCTGAATTTGTCTCCAGATATGCTCCAGCTTATGAGCGCCAGAGCGATTACATGCTTGCCAGAATTCTTTCCGGGAGGCTTCGGGATTTGGATAAGAGGGCGAAAGCTGCGAACGCAAGAGCCGACAAGCTACAAGCAGAGTTGAAGGCTCTTAAATCCTCCGGTGATCCATGACCCTCATCCTCCGCGACTACCAGACAGAGGCCAATGTGATACACTGACATTGCGCGGCTAGTCCGGCCAGACGAAAAGGGACTAATCCATCCCCTGCCGCGCATAAACCTTCCGGATTAGAGCGAGGATTAGCTTATGTCTGACAGACGTTTTTGTACCTATATTCATTTTCGTGAAAGCGACGGTAAGCCTTTTTATGTAGGGAAAGGGAAGCCTAGCCGTGCGCTTGATTTTAGCAACAGGAGCGCCTGGTGGAAAAGGATTGCGAAAAAACACGGAGTCACCGTAAAGGTCGTCTTGAAGGATGCGCCAGACCCATGTTGCATTGCTCTAGAGAAAATCCTTATCAAGAAAATAGGAAGAAAAAATCTTTGTAATATGACGGACGGAGGCGACGGAGCATCTGGCATGAAACAAAGTGAAAACCAGAAAAGAATAATGAGGATCTTAAATAAGGACAGGACTGTCCCAAGATGGGGGATAGAAAAATCTGTAGCAAAAAGAATAAAACCAGTTGGCACAACGTGCGGTCTTAGGTTTGTAAGCATTACAGAGGCCGCTAGATTTATTTCTAGGCCGAATGTTTCCGCAACTGCTTCGGCTATAAGAGCGTCGGCAAATGCTCATAATGATAAAGCGTATGGATATAAGTGGGGCTATGTCATTGGCGGTGAATTGATAATAAAGGAGTACAAAAAAAGGGTTTACAAGACAATCCCTGTAAGCTGCTCCAATGGGATGAGCTTCAAAGGAGTGCCCTCTGCGATTGAATGGCTAAAAATTGAGGGGTTCAGTAAAGCCTGTCCTTCATATCTAAGCGAAGCTTGCCGGGGGTTAAGGAAATCTGCGTACGGATACAGGTGGCGCTATGTTTAAACTCCGCCCGTATCAGCAGCGCTGCCATACAAAGATGATGGATTATCTAAAGTCCACTCTTGAGCCGGGGCTTATTGACGCTTGCCCAGCCGCTGGGAAAAGCTTCCTTATCGCTGCCATTGCAGACTTCCTGTATAGGGTTAGCAACGGCAAGCGTGTGCTTTGCCTTGCGCCGTCCGCAACGCTGGTGGAGCAGAACTATAACAAGTACCTGCTGACAGGCGAACCGGCATCCATTTTTTCGGCTAGCGCGGGCAGCAAATCTACCAAGCACAAGATTGTCTTCGCCACCCCTATGACTGTGCACAATTCCATTAGCCGATTCCTAAATGGATTCTGCGGAATTGTGATCGATGAGTGCCACGAGATCACCCCTACTATCAGGGCCATCATTGAACGAATGAGAGAAAATAACCCTACCCTTCGCGTGGTGGGCTTCTCCGGTACTCCTTACCGTCTAGGAAGCGGCTACATATACCGCATTGATGAAAACGGGCGCTCTCTAGGTGATGACGTCACCAAAGATCCATTCTTCCACAAGTTGGTGCACCGAGTTCCAGCGCGCGAGATGCTAGACGAAGGGTTTATCTGCCCAATGGATATTGGGGCCATCAATGTGGAGAAGTACGACACCAGTAGTCTACATCTTAATAAGATGGGTCAGTTCAACCCCTCAGAGGTAGACCGTGCATTTGTCGGGCATGGCCGTAAAACGGCGTCCATTGTGGCATCAGTTATTCATGAGAGCAGAGGCCGTAAGGGCGGCGTAATGCTGTTTGGTGCCACCATACGGCACGCTGAAGAGATCTATGCCAGCTTGCCCCCTGCGCTGTCCGGTATCGTGACAGGAGACCCAGCGAGGAAGCACGAACGCAAGAGGACCGTGGAGAGATACCGTAATGGAGAGATCCGCTATCTGGTCAGCGTGGGGACTCTTCACAGGGGCTTTGACGCGCCCCATACAGAGGTAATCGCTCTCTTGAGGAAGACTGAGAGCGCCGCCCTGCTTCAACAGATCCTTGGTAGGGCGTGGAGGCCGCACGAATGCAAAGAGAGATCCTTGCTACTGGATTATGCCGACAACGTCTATTCCCACTTTGAGGACGGAGATATTTATAATCCTACCATCCGAGCAAGCACGGGAATCACGAACGGCAAAGGTATCAAAGCTATTTGCCCAAGTTGTTCGTACGAAAACCGATTTTCGTGCCGTCCTGAGTACGAAGACAATCCAATCGATGAGAACGGATATTGCATCGACGTGTTTGGCAGCAGGATCGAAACAGATTACGGGCCTATGCCAGCGCACTTCGGCAGGCGCTGCTTCGGTTTCACGCCAAGCATTACGGATCGCGGCAAACTGGATCGTTGCGATTATTACTGGTCCTCTAAGGTGTGCGAAGCGTGTGAGGAGAAAAATGACATCAGCGCCCGCTACTGTCGCTCATGCAAGGCGGAACTTGTAGACCCTGGGGAAAAGCTCATCGGTGAATTTCGTGCCCACAAGCGCGACCCCCACCTTCCCCAGTGCGACGTGGTACTGTCCATGACGTGCAAGCAGAGTGTATCACAGGCGGGCAACCCCACGCTGCGGGTGGACTGGGTTACGCCTTATCGGCAGTTCTCTGTGTACTTCCTGCCGGAGTCGGAGAAGCCTCTCCACAAGAGCGCATACGATAAATTTATGTTGCACACTGATAGCGGAAATGCTAAACCTATGACGATTAGTTACCGCAAGTCGGATAGCAAGTTCTTCGTTATCCTGGACTACAATCAACCCGAAGATGAGGAGCCCGTGATGGGTAAGGTGGCGTGATGACGAATGATGATAACGATATGAAGGACACCCCATCTCCCGTTACACTTGTGGTTGGGGATCTGGACTACTGCTTTGACCCTGAGAATTGGGAATTCACCTGCAGCTGGCCCGAGCGCGATCAAGTCCACGGATACGGCGAAAGCTTTAAGCCGGGCCAGCCGATGCGCGTCTGCACATTGCTGAAAGGTCCGGACAAGTGGGTGGCTGATGTGCCGATCACATGGGACGAGGAAGGCGAGCCAGACGAAACCGAAATCAAGTGGTTCGACAGCGAGGAAGAGGCTCGCGCCGCCCTCGTTACCACGGATGGCTCGGGCAATGGTTGACCTCATCGAGCGCTTGAAAGAGCAGGTGTCGCAACACGAAGCGCTAGGCGCGACACGTTGCGATCGGTCCCTTGGCATTCGCAAGATGCCGGAGGGATATGCCCTGATGCTCAACCGCGATGAGAGCCACTTTTACTGGCTCAAGTTCGATGGCTCCGAAGGCTCGGAGGCGTGGGACAAGTGGTATGTCTACCACTCTGCGACGATGAACAGCGAGAGCTGCGAGATATACGCGATGCTGCGCGGCAAGCTCGGCTCGCCACCCCCATCGCCTCAACCGAGGGAGGACACATAACCATGCAGATCCCCCCCCACATAAAATGCTACGGCGACCTGTCCTACCGTGGCCCTTGCCCGAAGGAAGCCTTGGAGCAAATCAGTCTGGTGAACAAGGTTCGTCAGGAGTACCCTGACAGCTATGGGTTGATCATTTTGCACCCTCGCAACGAGCAGTTGCTCCAGAAGGGGCAATTCAGCAGCCACATCAGGCACGCTGCGGAGGGTTTGGCCAAGGGTGCTGCGGATATCATCTGCCCCGGCAAGCCAACGCTGGTGATTGAGATCAAGCGGCAGAACCACACGCTGTCTCAGTGGCAGGATGGGCAGGTGGAATTCCTCACCGCCGCACAGAAGGCCGGAGCTTTCGTTTGTGTCGCTCTGGGGGCTGTGGCGGCTTGGGAGGGGTTTTGCGAGTGGGTGAAACTTATTGAAGAAGGAGAGAAGTGATGGAACTGCTATGTGGAGATTGCCTGGAGTTGATGAAGGACGTTCCTTCCGGCTCCGTTGATATGGTTTTGTGTGATTTGCCTTATGGGACTACATCTTGCAAATGGGATGAGGTAATATCATTTGAGCCGCTTTGGAAAGAGTATTGGAGAGTATGTAAATCAAATACTCCCGTCATTCTTACTGCAAGTCAGCCATTTACTACAAAGTTGATTGCATCCCAGATTGAAAACTTTCGGTATGAATGGATCTGGCACAAGGATAAACCAACCAACTTTTCTTTGGCAAATAAGCAACCTATGAAATATCATGAAAATATTTGTGTATTTTACAAGAGCCAGCCTATTTATAATAAACAAATGCAAGAAAGGGATGGAGGAGGAAAAAACAGGGTGAAATATATAGTAGATAATTCAGGCAGGAAGAGACAGGACGGGACAGAATCTGGGGATGAACCTAAGTTTTTTGGAGATTTAAAAAATCCATCGTCTGTTCAATATTTTAATACAGGAAGGCGTCAAGATAGTAAGCACCCAACTCAAAAACCTGTCGCCTTGATGGAATACCTAATTAAGACATATACCAACGAAGGGGGAACCGTATTAGACAACTGTATGGGCAGCGGAACCACTGGTGTGGCGTGCGTAAACACCAACCGGAAGTTCATAGGCATCGAGAAAGATCCCACATATTTCCAAATCGCCAAAGCCAGAATCTATAAGGCAGACACATGACCGCCTACGAAGCCACCTTTGACGCCACCGTAAGACTACAAGTGGAAGGATACGAACGTGACCAGAAAGCAGAAAGAACCAAAGGCAGAACGCAGACCACCAATCGCTATAGACCCGGATCGCCTGACGAAGGGTGCGATGCGTCTTCTGTCCCGTATGGGAGGGCGTAGGCTCCACAAGGAGTTCACGGACGATGAGCGCGTACCTGCAGGCGCCTACTACTTCATGGAACCTGGAGGGGCAAAAGCCAACCGTGAAGCCAGTGAGGAACTAATCAAGAAGGGGAGACTTAGACCGCTTAACGATGGGCTGTTTGCGGACGCGGAGCATAGCCAGACATATGAAGCCGCTACGTGAACAAATAATGGATGTGCTGGAGGGGCGTGTTCTACTGGACGACGCCGCTCCAGTCATCCAATCCTGCATTCGCGCACCACTCTACCAGAAGGCGTCTGCGATACTGGCAATACCTGATATTCAAAACCGCAGGCACGAGATAGCAAAAGCACCACCCCTCATCCGCCCATATCTGGAGGAGGAAATAATGCGGATTTGGGACTTGCGCAGATCGTCATAAGGGTTTATCACTATGGACAGTCTCGCTGCTTCTCCCAGCTTGTAGGCTACCACAAAAAACCCACCGGCTACCTCCTTCTGGCCGGTGGGTTTTTTGTTGTTGACATGGTGTTTAGGTTGTGGGATAAAGGAGGCAGGCAAGAAGGAGAACGGCGAGATGAACAGACGCGAAAGAAATGAACTCCAAATCATGAAGAACAACAGAATATTTGAAGACAGGGAATACGACTGGCTATCATCTATTTTGTCATCAAAAGACTTCTCCTGGTTCACTGACGATCAAGTATCGGATGTACGCAGAGAGATGATATCAGAAAAATGGAATCATCGTGTAGCCATAAAGTTTCACAAGAAGCGTCGTTAATTAGGAGAACACCACAATGGAAACCGAATACCAATTCGAAGAAATCCACGTCATGGGCGAAGGGCTTCTAGCCTCTGGAACCGCCCTCCTGACAAGCTGCGGAGAAGGCTACGAAGGCGAATTCTTCGTGTCCGGGATCAAGCTGGACGGCCACGACAAGTGGTTCTACCGCAAGGACATCAACCCCTACATACCCTCACTGTCCACGTTCGTGTTCCAGGTTATCAGCCACAAGCTGGAGCAGCAGTCCAAGGACGCCGAGCTTCACTGGTGTGAGTTTGAGAAGGAGATGGGGGTATGTTGAATTTCCAGGGAAGTATCGTGATGGTTTTTTTGTTCGGAGCCATTATGATCTGGGGCCTGGTCGTCGCTGAACACCAGCAGGCAGAACACGATCTGAAGAACCAAGAGGTAAACGGCTATGTCATTGATTGATCAACTTGGCCACCTATTCATGGCCATGAGCCTGCCCATTGGCTTCTTCTGGTGGGTTACGAAGGATCTGGAGCGGGTGGCTGCTAAGGCTTCGCGGTAGACACAGGAGGCCGGAACCCCTTAGCTTCGGCCTCTGCCACACTGGAGAAGCACCATTCTGGTACAACCATTGCTCTGTAAGGGCTTGTTGCAGTATGGTAGACGCCATGGGAGGACACCCATACATGCTCCCTAGCTGTACATGCAGGACGGCCATTCACCTTCTGCACCAACTCCCCAACACGCGGCCCCAATTCCCCCGCCCGAAACGACGAAGCCAGCACAAACCCCGCAATTGCACCACCCATAAACAGCGCCACACTCTTCCACACGCCTCGGCGCTCACCTACGTTGTAGTCGTCCACGTCTGGAGCGATAAAGGCCATGGACACAGCCCACGCCAGCATCCAGGGGATGAAGATGGTCATGGAAGAATCCGTAAGCCAGTCTGGCCTACCGTAGGCACTCAGGACCAGCACCCAAGTCCTCTGCACCAAGATAACCATGGCGATGGAGAACACGGCGGCAATCAGGAAGTTCGCCCCTGCCCTGCCGTCTCTCATGGAACGTAATGCATCCACAGAATAGCGAACAACCGTGGCCAATGCCGCACCCAGCGCCAGACTAAGCGCAAGATCCAGCATCGCTTGGTATGGCATGACTTGATACAGAATACCGAAAGACGCCATAGCGGCAGCGCCTGACCACGCAACGATGGATGTTCTAAGTCTCTTCACGCCCATCGCTCCTGCGGTGTCTCATAATCTTCATTACGTCGTCGGCTACTTTTTCTATTTCACAACGTCTGTGTTCGAAATCCATTATGGATTTAGTCAGTTGGGATCGAAGCTGGCGCTTCTCATCCTCCACCTTCTTGTTCGTGATCCATCCAAGGATGCCCATAGCTGTCACCTGTCGCTCCGGGATTTGGATACAACACTAAGGGCTGTCTTCATGGTGGATTCGAACTTTTCCATCAATGGAAGAACCGCTTTCAGGGTTTCTACATGCTCATTCTGGGACTTCTCACGCGCCTTGTACATGTAAACGATCACAACGGACAAAAGGAAGCATATGACTGCCCATATGCCTCCCGCCTCCCAGAACCTGTCTACAAGCGCATCTAGTGACATCAGCAGCCCGCTTGTTCGAATCTTCCACGGTGACGGGCAATAGATACAGCCACACTCCTGTCGTTCTCAACAAGATAGGAATTCGTCTCTGGATTCGGATTGATGGGCACAAGAACGTCACACGCGCTAGTCAGGATGGGGCGGGTCTGGCACCCCACAACCACCAAGCAGGATACAGAGACTAGCGTCATCCGAAGTGTAAACGCTCTCATCAACCTGTTTCCCATCCTTTACGATCCTTGCGCGGTCTTCCTGTAGTTGCGCTATCAGGTCGGACTTGCCAACACTTTTACCATAGAAATACACAGGACCAAACGCCAATAGGCCACCTACCAAGGCGCCAATACCGATATTAAGCCAGTTTAGCATTTTTCACCTCTGGGTCTGACGGAAGAACGGCCTTCCGAGGACGCATCCAGATATTGACCAAGAACAAGAACGCCAAGAAGTATCGCTGGAAATCGGGCGGCACGATAGCCAGGATCTCCGGAGCCGACAGGACTTCAGGAGCGAGTGTGATGGCCACAAGGACAAGATTGACTACCCAGGTACGCCAGCGGGCAATGGTTTTGAATATGCCAGATATGGTCATCTCGTTATGGCCCACACATTACGCCGAACCACTGGCACGGCAGGTTAGAGAAGAACGCGGCCCCGGCTGCAAGGGCGGCAACTATGCCCCCGGCTGCGGCGGCTGTGGTTGTCTTTGTCGGCGGCTTAGGAACCGTGTATGGCTCTGGCGAATTGGCAGGAATTGTAATAGGCACCTTCGCCATAGGCTTAGGAACAGCCACAGGGACGCCCCCAGCCTCCCGGATAGCGGCCAGGAACGCCTTGTAATATCCGCCGATCATGTCCCATTTGTCCGTGATGTTGACGGTCCTGCGGGCATTGCGCAAATCATCGGCTCCCGAGGTAGGAAGGTAGAACGCAATCCCCTTCCCCTTTCCGTTCCAGCGGCCATCCAGCAGCCCCTTGATGAGAACACGGGCGGAGATGACCGGATCTAGCATCTTGTCTGGATAGGACACCAGATCATAACGGGCATCCTCTGAGGATCGTTTGTAATTCTCCTCCCACGTCAACTGGACGTGACCACGCCCATAGTAGACGTGGCCGTACTTCCCCGTGGGAACGCCATACTTGCGCTTGGCTACGATACGCCGTGCGGCCTTGTCAGTGGACGCAAACCCTTCACGAACCGGGACCATCTTTGCCCCGGTCTCGTGATAGGCTGTAGCAAGTGCATATGCCAGTGTCTTGTCGCGCCCGTCGCCATGAGTAACGAAGGCATCAAGAATGCCCTCCATACCCTCTACCTGCGACTGCCCTAGCTTACTGCCGAAAACTCCGGAAGATTTACGGCGTAGAGCGGTATAGAATTTGGCGCGATTCATTGTCATGAGCGGTTACTCTTCCGCCTGCTGATAGATAATCACGTCTTCAGGCTGCGCCGTAATCTGGCTGATAAGCGTGTTGTTTACCGTGGTGTCGGACGTGCAGATGGGCGCATTGGTGAAGTCTGCACCGATCACAACGCCTGGAGGAATGGAATTAAACCACCAGAATGGATTGCCGACGCCGACAATGGTCCTGACATAAAGCCCCTGGTTACCAGAGGCTGTGGTGATATTGCGAACAGCAGTAACGCCGTTGATAGTCTTGGAGCAGATAAGCTTTGGCATGGTGGTCCCCATTATGAAGCCCTCAGAATTGAAAGGTTAACGAAATCGGCATCCGTGGGCTGTCCTGCCGAATTGATGACGGTCAGAGTGAAGAAATCTTCATACTTTTCTGTTGGTGTGACATAGGCAGTAAAAGGCCCTGCGGTAGCCATCACAATATAATCCGTGTCAGGCTGTGGGTCCGCGAAGAAAACAATATATGTCCCGGTATCAACCCAGAACGCCCCGCCAAATCGAGAGTTTACCTCAAGACCTGTTACTTCCATATCGGTGATTTGAAGCTGTCCCGCCGCATACAAAGCTGGTGGCGTAGGCTCCACAACAGGAGGAACGGAATCTGTAAGCGTCCAGTTTACACCATCCCACCCTAGCGTCTTCTGGGAAGGGTCATAAGTAGGCTGGGAAGGAGCCTCAACATACCCCGCCTCCGAAATCTCCTCTGGCGTAAACGTGCTGGGGTCAGTGCGGGACGCGCCATCGATCATGTAGATGCGGAACGGAAGCGGTGCGGGATAGGAGCCGTTGAGGGAGTAGAGGGTCATGCTGCGAGTACCTCCACCCCAAAGAAATTCTGTTGTGCTGGTGCCGACGCAGTCGTGAATTGTGCGCCGCCGAAACTTCCCGCGCTTTCCATAGGGTTAACTGATATGCCGATCTTGCCTGTGGACCCAAAAACCGCAGCCTCTCCAGGTACTCTAGCGGCAGAAAAATTTGAATTTGTACCTACGGCGATCCTAGAGCCTTTTGTTGCGCCCGACAATGTTCCAATATTTGGACTAGAGGTAGAACTTGCTAAAGACGTAGTAAGTAACTGGCCAATTCCATTGTGATTTCTAAATGCCATAACGCTTACATACTGAGAATTTGCGAAAGAACCTGTAGCCGTTTCTCCAGCAAAAGCTGGCCGGTACGCTGCCCTCACGATACCGGAAGACGTACCTATTGTACCCAAGTCAACATAACCAAACCCCCCTGGAATACTTGGCGTTAACGTGCTGGATGACACAGCAAAGACTAAAACTAAATCGTCAACATCTACAACAGAACCATCTATACCGACGGATATTGTCCCAGAAGCGCCTTGAAGCTGATATACAAGTCTCAGAGCGCCGTCCCCACCCCCCACGCGATCACTCAGCCGCGAAAGCCCCGACAAAGGCTGCTTAAATCTAGGCATATGTCAGCCCTCCAAGGCGCAAACGGTGATCTCTGCTGATGTCGTAGCAGAAGCCAGCGCCTGGATCTTCTCTCCAGCCTTCAGGATAAGGCCACCGGCAGGAACGGACAGGGAATCCTTGTTGGCAACCGTGGAATTGAAGCAAAGCCGCGTTACCGCAGCAGCCGACGTGAGCCACTGCACAGTTACATCGACATCTGCCGTAGCAGCGACGTTCGCCACCTGGATCATGGTAATCTTAGCGCCACCAGCCGGGGCGGTGTAAATGTCTGCCGCAGCCGTTGTGAGAACTGCACGGGCGTTATTGGGTGTGCTCATTGTAGGTTCGTCCTTACATAACTACGGAGTACCAATACTGGTCACTCATCATATTATCGATTTCTGTTTTTGTATATGTCGTGGCCGCGTTTGCCTTCAGATCTAGGGCGGTCTGTGTTGCCGTTGACACGGGTTTGTTTGCGTCTGAGGTATTATCGACGTTGGCAAGACCCACATCGGCTTTTGCTAAGGTGACAACGCCAGTCTTGCCCGCGACGGAAGTAACCGCCGCCCCCGACGAAACACTATCCAGCTTCGTCTTATCAGCAGACGACATAAACCCGTTAACGGATGTGGTAACGACAGCATGGGCTGTTCCACCAGCGCCCACATGCGAAGATGGCGCAAACGCCGTCGTATCCTGCGCTGCTGCCGTTCCGAGCGTGGGCAGGCCGGAAAGGTCATTATAGGAGCCGGAAGTCGCAACAGAGGCCAGATCCACAGGCTGCACGGCGGTATCCGCAGCAGCCAAGGATGCAATGCTGTCAGTGGAAAGAGCCAAAGTCCGATTGGCCGTGAGGTTGCCACCGCCCGTAAGCCCCGTACCTGCGGTAATCGTCCGTGTATTGGGTGTAGCGTTGACAATCCTGGTATCGTTACCAGCAGCTACCGTACCCGCCGCTGTCCCGACAGTAGCAGACACAATTGGGTTTATTGGGTCTGTGGAATCAACGGTAATAGAAGTGCCACCAACGACCGTGTTAACCTGCCCACCGGATGCGCCCCCAACCGCGCTGATGATAGGATTCTGCGGGTCCGTCTTGTCAATGGAGATGTTTTCCCCAGCGGTGATATCGAGGACGCCAAAATCCTCTCCAATATCGCGCCACTGGCCATCCCCCCGCAGGAACGTAGTCGCATCAGGAAGACCGGAGGCAGCAATATCCTCGACATAGACCTTATCCTTAAAGGCCATGTCTCCTACATCATCGAACTGCAATGCTGACCCTGCCAGTTCCAACGCGGCTTGCGAAGTGCTAGACAGCGCCAGAGTGACGTTTGCCGATAGAGGCCCGCCGCCTGACAAACCTGTGCCCGCGATCACAGAACGAGTGTTCGGAACAGCAGCGACAATACGGCTATCGTTACCCGCCGCGACGGTTCCGGCAGTGGTGCCCACACTCAAAGCGGCTGCGCCACCTAGAACAGGTTTGTTCAGGATCTCTGAAGCGCCACCCACAGAATTCCAATCCGCATTGACCTGCGCATCTGGAAACGGCGGGACATCTACAAGATCATTGAAGCTTCCCGTGCGTGCTACCTCTGCCCACTCGGATGCCTGTTCAAAGTTGGCGGTTGCCATCCTCTTTAGGTCATCCGTAACCACCCGCTCCGAAGGCCCCGCAGGAAGCTTGGAAAAGTAATCCGATAGGGTGCGGGTTGTGATATCACCGGCCATTAAAGTCTCCGCGTTCCCCGATCAGATAGTTTCCCTGATCATCCTGCAAATACGCTCCATCTTCATCCGTAAGATAGAACTGGTTCGGGCCTAGCTGCGGCATTGGTCCACCCAGAAGCCACGGGAAAGGAACAACGACATCACGCCGCCGCCACTTTACCATGTTTCCAGGTTTTACGAACTTCCTCATATCAACCGCCCGTCATGCCGAAGAAATAGGCGTCGTTTTCCATATCGCCAAGTTGGCTGTTGGTGACAACATCTCCCGGCGCATCCCCAGCTAGGACATTGGTTATTTTATACCCACCCATGCTCCAGTTCCCCGTTGCCGCTGCACGTCCATCACGGACCATCACGCTCGACAGGGCAGCACGAATGTCCTCCAGCGGGGGGTTGTGCTGGATAGGCAACACATCATCGCCAACCTCTACGAAATATGTTGAGGGTAGGCTGTAGGTTCCGTAACTGTCGTATGGCATTATTGGCCCGCCAATTGGTTAGTGCCGCCCGCAATAAGTGCACGAACGACTGCATCTCTTATACCAGAATCATTCACTTGCGGTAACTGCCCACCGGATCTAGCCAGCAATTCAGCAATCTGGATGTTTCTCGCCTGAATAGAGTTGGCAACGGCCTTACCGCCATAACCAAGGGAGGAGGCGACAGCGGCAGAAGCCGCACCTGTTCCCGGCCCTCCGATAGCGTTACCCACCATAAAGGGGACCCCCGCGCCAGCCATAAAACTTACCGGCCCCGTGGGAGCAAGCTTGCCGACATTCCGCGCTAAAGTCTGCCCTGGAGTACCCCGTGAAACATTGGCGATAGCCTCACGTTCCGCAGGTCCCCATCCGGCTTCTTGACCCTTGGCAATGGCGCGGTCAAGCTGACGATATTCTGTCCTCATGGCATTTTCGGTGCCAGAGTTGGTGAACTGGCCAGCGCGAATGTCACCTAGCTCTCGCATCCTTTCAAGTTGCCCAGCCTTGATGTAGCGTTGCGAAACCTTGCGGGCTTCGTCCAATTCGGGGGCAAGCGGAGTGGTGAATTTGTCAAACTCCTCCAGCATCTTCGATGCAATGCGTCGTTCCTTGCCCTCTGTAGCATTGCGGGCATCAGCAAGGGTGTCGCGAACAACCTGCATCTGGGTAGGATTCATCACCTCGCCAGCGTAGTCATCCAGAAGCGTCATCGCCTCCTTTGCGCGTGGGTAGGCTTCAGAAATCCTGCCTTTCGGCGTTATCAACTCATTGTCACGGGCGATCTTGCGGACGCTGTCGGAAAGGTTCTGAGTGGCCGCAGCATCTGCTACAACGCCACGCGCTTCTGCCGTTTTGTAAAGCGTGTTTGCTTCGGACTTTAGGTCATCAATGGTAGGAACCGCACGAGCCTGAGTTCTTGCGTTCACAACTCCCTGGATGGCATCCCCCGCTAGGCTACCCGCAACACCAAGACCGCCACCGATAAGTGCGCCTGTCCCTACATCCTGGTCGTTACCTAAGGATGTTAGAGCGCCGTAGCCTGCACCCTCGCCCCCGGCCAAGAGCGCACGAGCGCCAAGACCTGTTGCGCCGGTCATGGCACTAGTGCCCATAGACCCTGCAACGGTCGGGAGGCGGGAAGCGGTAGCCAATGCGCCAAGAACATTGCCGCTGATGTCGGCCATTGGGTTGGCCTCCGCTACGGCACGATCTTCGTTTTTAACTTCCTGAAGGGCCTGATCATAGGTGACGTTTTCTTGCCATGGTAGAACCTTGCCGCCAAGCCACCTAGCGCCTGCGCCGACGTTGTCGGCAAATCCAAAGGACGCACCATTGGCTACACCGCGCCCGAAGGCGTCAATGTTCTCTGCCCATGATGGGACGGCGGCAGGTGCTGCTGTCTGTGGTGTGGCACCTTGACCGCCTCCAAACTGCTTCTGCAATACGCCCTTGATGACATCGTTAGACGTGCCATCAGGAAATTCAGCAATGGTTCCGTCCGGAAGCTCGACTTCAATCATTCAAGCTCTCCCGTCACTGGGTTATACCGGAGACGGCCACCAGTCTTGGGTGCCGTGCCGCCTGTCTGTGCCGGAAGCGGGTTTTCTTGCTCCGCTGGCACCTTGAACGATTCCAGCGGATTAGGCCGCGCCTGAAGCATTTCGAACGCTTGTGCTCTATTGATATCACCATTGCGCAACTGCTGCACAATCTTTGCGCCTTCAGCATCGTATTGCGCGACAGCCCGCATGGTGCTGATGATAAGCTGGTTTCCCCCCGGCTGGTTGATGATGCGCGGCAGACCCTGGCGGAACAAATCAATGTCACGGTCAGACATAGGCCCGGAACCCGGAGGGCGTTGCTCAGGGATCAAAGAGTTGATTGCAGCCTGTGCAGCCTGGAGTGTGTCGAGACCTTCCGTATTAATGCCCCATTCACCGGCCCGCTGGGCAGCAGCACCAGCCAAGCCAGCGGGGCTGGACTTCAGCAATTCCTCTAGCTGGTTGATGCGGCCAAGGTTGCGCTGTGCGGCAAGACCAGAGGTGGAGACTTCGGCCAAGGCGGAAGCATCCAATTTGGCGAACTCCCCACCAAACTTGTCTTCACCAAGGTTGTTGTTGACCACAACACCGCCTTCGCCAATAGGCTTAACTTCCCCATTAGGGCCGATGTTATAAGCCTTAGACGGGTCAAGGCCCATCGCAGCGGCTTCCTCACCGTAAACCTGACGGTAATTCTGGGGTGGAGCCTGATAGATCGGCTGGCCAGTGCGATTGTCCACCACAGTGCCGTTGACTGTAGACGTAGACGGAGCCGCAAACAGATTGCCCGCTGCACCTTCCCAGATTGCATCGTCCTGCGCATACACGGGGTCAATACCAGTCTGCTGTGCGATCTGCTGACGCCGTGCAATCTCAGCCGCACGCTGTTGCTCTTTCAACGCGGCCTGTTGTGCCGCCTGCTGCTGGGAAAGCTGCTGATTAAGCAGAGCTTGGGCGACTGCCTTTTCTTCCGGAGAAGCGTATTGGTTCGTCAGGGTTTCCAAAATGATAGGGTTAAACTGAGGGCCTGCGGGAGCCTGCGCTACTTGCTGTGGCGGCGCCTGCGGAGATGCCATAGGCGGCGCTGCCGACGCTACCATAGGGTCAACATAACCCGCCTCACTGCCGCCACCCAGGGCGGCAACTTCGACAGGAGCGGAGCCTAACTGTGCATAAGCTGCCGACCGGCGCTCACGGTGCTCTGGGGAAGGGCGCAAGAAGTGGTTGACGATTGCTTGTGCAGCCATGGGTGTGTCAGCCGCCGCCATGATGCGTTCCGCAGCGGCTTTTTCCGGCCCCTGAAGCTCGGTCATCAAGAAATCAAGCTGCGCGTCTACGTCGGCAGGATCTACACCACGCTCTTGAGCAAAAGACTCATAAGCCTTCCGACGCGGGCCGGTAAGCTGGTAAAGACCGAATCCCCCACGGGAACCCGGAACCAGTGGATTGGCTTCATTGATGCCAGGGTTAAGGCCGCTTTCATCCTGAAAGTTGACCACGAACCCATCGGCAATATGCTCTGGCAAGCCCCGATTGATAAGGCCAGCACGAATCTGCTGTGCGTCGGCAGTGGTAGGGATTGAAGCAGGGGTTACAGCCCCGCCACCCGCCAGCTCCGCAGCCACACCGCTACCGGCAGCAGATGCCGTCATAGGCGCAGTGGTCGTGGCCGTCTGTCCTCCGCCGTAAATAGCGTTATACATTTTCTCTATATTTATTTTGCTGGCGGCTGCATTCGTAACGGATGCCTTGTCGGCACGTCCTTCACGGATCTTCCCCGAAAGTGTGCCAGCCAAGCGGGCGGCACCTTCCAGCCAATGACCAACGGGGGACGTGTCAGGCTTCATCAGAGCGGCGGCTATCTGGCGTTCGCGCTCGATCTCATCGGGCGTCAAACGACGGCCCTTCGATCCCCAAAGAAAAGGTTGTGGTGCGGGAGAAAGTGCCATTATTTCACCTTCGCATAGTCTACGCGGTAGAAGCCCGCGCTCTCATCGAATACAGCAGCTTCCGGCACTTCATCAGCCATGACGCCCATTTGGACAGGCCCGCCCCATACGTAGTTGTAGGAATAGATAGGCGTGCCACCATCGGTCTTGCCGATGCGAGTGATGTTCTCTTTCAGTCTACGGTCAGAGAACGGCAGCGCCCCCACCAACGCTGACCCAATACCAAACAGACCGCCCATACCAGACTGGTAGGACGCAAGCTCACTCTGGTATTTTTGATTTACCAAACCTGTATAGTCCACACCGCCAACCTGCGTTTGCGGAGATGGGCCCGAAGCCGCACCGGGGGCCTGAATTTGCGCACCGCTCATGACGGCGGAAAGCTCATTCAATGGCTGGTTACGGTTCTGCAAAGTAGCTGCGTTGTTGAATGTCGCATTCTGGAGACGCGCATTGTTGGCAAAGTTAGCGTTGGCAGCGCGGGCATCATTGGCAAAGCTGGCCTGACCCAACGACGCGGCATTCTGCGCCTGGAATCGGTTGAATTCTGCCTCATTGCCAAACTGCGACTTGAGAAGGTTTGCCTGATTTCCAAACATAGCGGCATCACGAGACATCCCAACCATACGGGCCTGTTCGTCACCACCGGCAAGGATAGCGCCTAGACGCGCATCGTTGGTGGCAGAGGACAGGCGGGCGTATTCCGAGTCCCATGCGGCTGTGCCGGGGCGAATACCGGACTGCACAAGCTGGTTCCGGAGGGCTGATTCATCCTGCTGCTGCTGGGGGGCCATGCGCTGCATAAGAGCATCGGTGTACATCTCACGATCAGCGGAGAAATCATCAGCGCCAGCGTAAGTGTCCGTATAGTTGCCACCGATCTGAGTGGTATACGCACCCCCTAGCTTGTTGCTGTACGTGCCGCCGATGTTGGTTTGCAGGCCAAGGTTTTCGTTAAGTCCCACATTCTGGTTAAGCTGAGGGCTTCCCTGACCCAGATAATCCTTCAGGAACCCCGACTGCTGAGCAGCAAGATCCGCAAGGTTCGTCTGAGCCTGATTTGTCTTGTCGAAGATGGCCTGAGATTCAGGGGTGTAATTCGTGTACTGGGAATACGAAGGAGTGCTGATCACTTTCCCTTGAGAATCAGTAAACGTATTTTCGCCAGTTTGCTGATATGTGATAGACCCCCAAGGGTTGTACTGATCAACCATGTTTAGTTGCTGCTGCGTAATCGCGGTGTCGCGATTCATGCCACCTTGGGCCTGCGCAGTTGCAACTGGATCTGGTGCTTTTGGTGCTTTCACTTGTCATACCCTTGTATGGAATAAAGGGCGCATAAAGTGGGGGTCAGTTGCACCTTGACTACATTACTATATCGGATCAGTGTTTGGTTTTCAACCACCTAAAAGGCTTGTAGTCTTCGGCCAGGATGCCAACGATAATGGCCTCTCGACCATCGGGATAATACTTCCTCAATCGACCCTCTATCTCGCCGCCCATTTTCACGGCCATGTTTACAACTCTGTCCTGATTGGTGGTAATCGTCATCCTGTTACAGCCCAATTGCCAGAACACATACTCCCCTACAGCTATCAGGAACTTTCTGTCCCATCCTGTTCCGGCAACTGTGACATGGATATCCTTGCCTTCGAACACGTTGAAGATAACGCCGCCGATGATCTCGCCATCCTTCTCCACGCCCATGCAGGTATAGGGAGGACACAGGCCGCAACCTAGCTCATCGGATACGAACCGCGCCACCCGCTCATCGGTTACGATCACGGCCCCTGTCACGTGACGATCTCAGCAACGTTGTAAACCATTTCCATGCGGATGATCTCGGTATCGATAGGTGTGAGTGCCCCGCTAGTGACCTGTAGGGACAGAGACAGCGTATAGCCGGAACCGCCGATGGAATGGAAGTCCTGGTTCATGATCTCAGGGCTGGAGCCGCCCCACTTCGCCTGGCCCCAGATGGCGCTACCCCATGTATTGCCCGCAGGGACTGGCGCGGCATTCGGGGGCGACTCCATATTCATGTCGTAATCGGAATGAAGGGCAATGACTTCATTGACATCAGCACGGGACCGCAACACGGCACGCCCTATAACGCCAACCTTGATTGACGCGGGGGAGCCTAGATACTCAAACAAAGGCATATAAACGCCCGTGTAAGTCTGGTCTCCGTCCATGCCGCCGATGTTGGCGCGGTAAACTTCACCGTTAGGGGAGCCAAAATACAAGTCGCCTTCTACGGAATGGGCGCACTTCATGTTCCAATTTGTGTATCTGCCCCATGCGCCTGTGCCAGCATTGGCTACGAATACCACAGGCTCCGTTCCTGAAGCCGTAGGCGGGGCAACAACAACCATCTGCCCCCCTTGCCACATCTCGGCCACCCACCCCTCCGCGCCCCGCTCATCGACGGCCTGCCGCCACGCCTCCTCAATGGGGTAGGACACGGCAGCAGGGGCCAATGCGGCGAAGTCCCGCTGGATGGCTTGGGAAATGGGTATCTTGCCAATGGAGGTAGAAATGATGATATCGCCACCGGCACGAATGAAAGCATCTTTCCCCAAAGGCCTTCCAATACGGTAGACGCCAACTTTTGACCATTGCGCTGCCTGCGCTGGATCATTTCCCTGATAGACGGCCACTTCGCCCTCTGAAGACACGAAGATGCACTGTTCCGATAGACCGCCCGATGCACCACTATCCAGTGACCACCCATGACCAAAGATGAGGGAGCCGCCCCGGCCAAGATCTGCACCCAGAGGGAACACGTCGGCAGGTCCACCGATAGCGTCTGGAGACGTCAGATACCAAAAGTTCATCGTTTCCTTTTCAAGGAAGAACAGACGGCTTTTGTAGGCCCATACGTATGACATGTCGGCAGTCGTAGACGTTGACGTGCCGCTGTCGAATGTCACGCCAGGGATCAAGCTAAAGGCGATACCGTTAACCTGCGCCCCACCACCTAGACTCCCCGTTAGACCCTCATCATCCTGGAATGGCCCGCCCGTGATGTCAGTCACCAGTAGGCGTGCGGCCTCTACGCGGTAGACCGTAGCTGTAGCGCCCGAGACTGCGCCTGTGACCACTTCACCCACGACAAAGGGCGCTGTTTCGTTATCGTATGGAACCTCCCACACGCCGCCCTCTACATTGTCGTAGAAATCCGTGCCGTCGAACACAAAGCCGGTATCCTCGCCATTGACGCCAATAAGGAAGATACCGCCTGTAGTGGCGAACTGCACCACAGACCAGTAACCGTTGGTTTTGCCCGTTACCACCTCCACAGGAGCTAGGGAATCGGTGATATCGTAGATTGTCGTAGCATTGGCGGCAAACAGACGCTTGTTGATGCCCGCATTGTAAGAGAAGATGGACGTGATTGTGGTTTCGCCAACCTGGACATACAGAGACTTGCCCCGACGCAGGATCGCCCCCGTCGCTGTCGGAAAGAAGTTATCCAGGATGGCCGCGCCCTGCACCCCGCTTTCAGGCGTCGAGATGTTCCGGTTGGAAATCCACCCAGCGGTGGGGGCTGGGAACATCTTCGTTTGAGCGGTACGCCTTTTAGGAGTTACGGGATTGCGGAGGTACATTCTTGCGGCTTCCCTTGGGTTGTGATGGGAATATAGCGCATGGGGGTTGACTTGTCATTTATCTTGGGGGATAAGTGGGTGTAGTGAATTATGGAGGGATGAGAGATGAGAAAGAAGGGATACGAAATCCGCAACCCGTCAAACCCTGAGCAGGGCTATCGTCTTACCAGAGACGTGAGCCCAGGCGATAACGTGCTAACGAGTGACTTTGAACCATTCGGAGGCGCGGATATGCCAATTGAAGGGGAGCTTTTGCCAGACTGGCTGGCAGAAGACATGGCTGTAGATGGACCGCCATTAGGGTGGGGTTTTTTTGGAGGAAGATGAAAATGAAATACCTGATTTACGCCATGGTCGGCATGGGGGTAACTATGGGCGGCCCCTACAAAACCGAAGATTTCCATGTCAAATTAATGATCATGGTTGTTTGGCCTGTGGCCGTTAGCGCAGCTACCATGGAGGTTCTGTGGGCTAATATCCCAGATGAAGAAAAATGGGAAATCCCACAATGACAGACAAAACCCTATGCGCCGCCCTAGTCCTGTTCTGCGCCGTGTGCGCTGTCTCGCTACTGGTGGCGCTGCATCTGATAGGAGGGATGTGAAGATGAGTAATGTCGAAACTATGCTAAATCTTGTGGTCCATAAGATGATGGAAGAAAACAAAGACGAAATAGACAAAGCTTGGCAATATTTTCTTGAAACCGGAAAGTTCTGCACATTTCAAGACGAAAATGGACGCGTTGTAGCCATCCACCCTTCAGATATGACTACCACCGATAACCCATCGACCACCGCCCCGAGGACCCGGAGCGATAAATAGGGGTTCCGCCATCCTTGGCGGATTCCTCCCCAAAGGCCTTAGTGAAGTTCTCAAGGTCGCCGGTATAGTCCATTTTCTTGTTCTCGCGCCACTTCCAGATGACGCCCAGCGTTAGAAGACGTTCCGATAGCGCGAACGTGTCATCATCAGCCGTAAAGGTGGCTTTTGGCGTTCCCGTGCCAGAAAGGACAAAGTTACGGGAGATATACGGAATACGGTATGTTTCGCCATCCTCTGGCGCAGGAACGAACCGGATCTGATTGGCGTAGATCATCCACGCTCCCGGCCAGGATATTTCCATTTCCCGTTCCGTTAGATAGGTAAACTCGTTGATATCCGAAATCTGCTGGAACCACCGGCCACCGATAGTCTCTTCTCCTACAAAATCGGCGTTGATCAGGAAACGGTCAAAGTCACTCGGAAGCGGGAAAGCCGTCGTCCCCGCAACATCCCCTGAGATGGAGTGAACGCGCTTCAGGGCCTGCCATTCATGAGACTTCATGATGTCAGTTGCCACCTCACCCGCCATGTCCATAAGCTCAAGTTCAAACTTGTTACTGGACGAAGCAAATGCCGTGGGCTTTTTGCCCATCAGGCGGATAGAGGCGGATTGAAGCGCGTTCAGGAGAGCCATCAGGCAGCATCCCTAGCCATGCTCAGGAGCGTATCACGGGAAGGCTGGCCACGAACCCCTGTGCCTGTCTTGTCCTTGATGTAAGCCTTAAGCTCATCATCGGACAGGTTGGAGAAGGCATCGATATCCTGCGGTGTCATGCCGTCGAACTGTTCTTCCGGGATGGGTTTCGCTAGACGAATCTCGGCAAGCTCTTTTTTCAGCGCCTCAAGCTCCTGAAGCGTCTCGGAACCCTTGGCACGGTCCGTCATGTACTCATTGGCCATGCGCTTCAGTTCGTTTGTGTGAATCCCCAGGTTCTTCAAGTTAGCGCCGTCCATGTTGTAGAGGGCTTCGATGGAGTAGACCTTGAGGGCACGGCAAAGGGAAAGCTGCGAACCCGTAATGCCGTAAGGCATCAGCTTCTCAAGTGGAGTACCGGAAGCCGTCTGCGCTGCACCCTGGACGAACTCGGCGTATCGCTTGGACCACCGCTCGGCATACGTCACCTGACGATGGCCCTCACGGCGATAGACGGAGTCAGCCGGAAGTACGGGCGCGTAGTTGCGATCACCCGCAAACCGCACCTCGACCACTTCCCGCGTCTCCATTACGGGTTCGCCCTTGATTTCCGACTGGTTGACGTTTTCGTAGGTTTCAAACTTGAAAATAGGCTCGATCAGGTGTTCCAGATCCGCCTCTTGAATTCTGCTGATAGCACTCATGTTTCGGTGTTCCTTGTCTGAGGTCAAGAGAAGGAGGCCCGTAAGCCTCCTCCTATGTCATTCGTCACGCCAACCTTACTAGAGCAGGAACCGGCGTGCGTGGAAGTATTCGCCGTTGGCGACTTCCCCGCCTTCAATGCCAGCCGGGACTTCAAAGGCACCACCGGCAGAAGCCGTTGCTACCCAGGTAGTCTCGTTGACTGCAAGGCGGGCCGATGCGGCAAGGTCTGCGCCTGCCTGCACCATGACGTATTCGTGGCCGTCCGAACCTGTTTCCTTGTTGCCAAGGCGGTACGAAACATCGATCCCAAGGCCATCCCAATAGAACTTGTCGGAATGGTCTTCAAGAGCGGGGCCAAGCTG